GCGTTTCGAGGTACTCCAAAATGATCATGTCCAACTGAGGAATAGTAATGGCCCTGTATACTAGATAAGCGGGGTCTGTTATTACTCCACGTATCTCTTGATCAAGTTCAGTCAGTTCTACCCTGAGTGTAGACCAATACCTTGGAGATGGCTTGAACCCAAATGGAGTAGTCCCTTTAGACCCATGCAGTAGGTGATACAGGAATAGACGAGGCAAGTATGCTCCTTGCAGTTTACGGAATTGTTCTGCACCCATACCAGTGTTGGGGATTATCCCTGCTTTGAATGCCTTAAGTCCAATCTCTTCGATGAGTGCTTTGTATTCAACTGCGGCGGCGCGTAGTTTCTCATTATCTATCATGTTTGGCTTGGCATCTACATTAGTAAAGAACATATACAAATCTTCTTGTTCTTTCTCACTGGCATTTTCAAACGCTTTCTTTACCTCTTCCCCTTTCTCCATCACCGCACCCATTCTACCCATGAAGACTGACCTTATTTTTTCAAAGAGCGCAGGTCGAGGTATGTATTTAAATGGTTTAAAGAATGTACCCACTGATTTACGCAACTGAGAACCAGAAGCAACAACCTTTTGAACGAATTTACTGTCGCTGTCTCTGAGTTTGTCATTGATGTAGTCATAAGCCTTGTTATCTAGCCCACCAAACAGGACAGAGTAACGCTCAGTGGTTCTGATTGCGGCCTGATCAAACTTCTTGTTGACTGTGCCACGTATACCACCACGCACGAAGGCAATGATTTCTGCTTCGCTTAACTTCCAGTTGATTCCGATCTTACCAAGGTACATCTTACCCTTTCCCATCTGCTGTCTGAACCAATCAAGAATCATGGCCCAGAAGGAATCAGTCATGGGGTCAGTGGCTTCAGTGTAATAACCAACGGCTTCTTCTGCTATAAAGTCGGACGCTTCTTCTGGTGGTATTGACTTCTTCACCTTCTCATACACGCTCTCAGCCGCCGCGAATGATTCTGTCCACGTAGGTGAAGAGTTCCTCAGTTGTCTGGCACTGTCTAGGATGAAACTAAAAACCTCATCGCCATACATATTCAGCATTCCCACGTGTACCCCTATGTCATGGGCAAACACTTGGGAGATTTCATCTTCCCTTATGTTGTTGGTTATGAACCATACCTGTCCTCCACGCTCAACCGCCTTGACCGCAAGGTTAACTGGTGGGTTGGGGACATCTCTCTGGTTTTGTACGATGCGGATGATCCCGTCTTTCTCTAGACGAGCAAGTTTCATCTTGCCTATCTTCTTTCCAAGCACTTCTCTGAATGTCTTTGGAGTAAGCCCCGTGTTATAAACGAAGGTTCCATTCTCACTTACTGGTTGAACCACTGAGAAATTAGGTATCTCTGTTACCTTTCCTTCCTCTATTTTTACAGCACTCCCCCCTGCACTAACTCCAGAAACCTCACCTTCTTCTCCCTTACCTAACCCTCCGCCGTAGCGAATCAAGTACAAGCCAGAGGCGGTGCTATTAGAGGCGGCGTCTATGACCATACCGGGTTGGAATCCTACGATATCTTTCTTCCCCTCGAACGCCACTCTGAAATCTAGGTCAGGTGATTTACCACCCACAAATTTAATCAGTGTTCTATCACGGCCTACCTGCTGAACCACCTGCCACTCGCCACCAAACTTATCCTTGAACTTCTGATTGATGGGCATATTACCTAGCGGGGTGGTGTTAATGTCGCTGAACTTCTTTGTAGTGTTGGTAGCCACAGGTGGTTTGACCTTGTCCTGTACTTTTTTAGAAGCAGAGGGTTCTACTGTATCAGCCAGTAAGGCTTCGTGTTCCTCATCAACAACTCCGATACTCTGGGGCACAATCTCTTTAGTCTTCTTCTTTGTGTCCTTCTTTCCGGTATCCTTTACCACGGGGATAGCCTTGTTAATTACATCAGAAAGTTTCTTAGTATTTTTGTTGAGTTCCTTCTCTGCGCGTTCGGCTTGAATGGCGCTCTCATCATAGAAGAAGTTGATATCCTTTAGGTATATCACTCCACCAAAGGGTAGTTCTGTGTACTCACGTTTCCTATATAGAACTACCTCTCCTTTGTCTGGTTCAAACCTAACCGATCCACCAAGGAAGTAATCCTCTTCAGTATATATATACTCAGTGAACTTACCCTTCATCTTTTTATTGAATCGACGCGGGGGCTTACCCTTAAAGGTAATAGTGACTGGCATCTTTAGTTTTATCTGCGTGGTTAATCCTTCCTTGCTCACCACATCTACCACGTCCTTCTCTACAGGTGCATCCTCTTCAACTTTACCATCCCACTGGATTTCCTCTGGGATAGATATAATGGCCAGTTGTTGGACGTTCTCTTCGTATAGTTCATTGAGTACCTGAGAGACCTCCTTTCCAGATACCTTGTCAGACATTGCAGAACCATCTACATTGATAGTGTAAAGATTTTTCTTAATACCCGCCGCCTTCACTACCTCTACCTCTGGAACATACACGTGTGCCTCATACGCCTTTCGTGCCCTTCTCAACTCAGCGGCTTGAGAGACCTGCGCTGGCAGAGCAGGTGGTGTCTCTGGAGTCTGTCTAACTAGGAAGGGTACGTACACTACATTAGAATGTTGGAAGTCAGTCGGAGTTGGAAAGCCTTCTTCTATCTTCGGGAACCCACGCTTCCTTTCAACCTTTCTTTCTATTTGTATCCTGTCATACCCAAGGATGTCTACCTCTATGTAGTTGAAGCGTTGCTTTGCGGCGGCTCTTGTCTTGGGGACAGCAACACCAAGCGTGAAGGTGCCAGTCTCTTTACTGACATCCCTAATCTGTCCTTCCATAGTAGCGCCATCAAAGAATTCAACGAGGACATTCTTTCCTGTGGCTTCTTTAAGTTTATCTGCTCTTGCGTTGAGGTATGTCTGTTTGTCTTCTCCAAACCTTCCAAATGCATGGGTCTGAGGAATAAACATATCCGCCATGAATCTCTCCATGGAAGTGGCTTCCTCTTGAATGCTTCCTCTGAAGGTAGCAATAAGTCTGGCCCCTTTCTCTGGCCCCTTCTCAACAAGGACTTCATATGGAACCATTACTCCTATCTTTTCAGGGACAGGCTTTCCAGTTATGTATGCTTTTAATCCAGAGTTAACATTAACTATATAAGAGCCACCGTCTGGAGATACAACTCGTATCAAGTTAGAGATTGGTCTGCGAGAAAGTTGTCCCCCTACCAATATGTCCATGCCCTCGACAGGATGTATCCTCTTACTGTATGCGGGATATACTTTAAAGCGGGTGTCGTCTGGAAGTTTTGCTTTCTCTCTATCTCTCCACGGGAACAATCCC